TTAATTCAGCACACGAGAACGGATCACTTCGGCAATACCTGGCTGCAGGTGATCGGCAATCACCAGGTCTGCACGTTCCTTGATGGCATTATCGGCATTACCCATGGCAACGCCCAGCCCAACGGCCTCAAGCATGCTCAGGTCGTTGTAGTTGTCACCAAAGGCGACCACCTGATCCATGCTCAACCCCTGTGACTCCACCCACTGCTGCAGGCGTTTACCCTTGCTGTTACCGCCTTTGGCAATGTCCACCTGATCGTGCCAGGACCATTCACAGGCCAGGCCCAGTTCTTTTTCTACCATTTCGGCAAAGCTGCGCAGCGCTGGGAGATCGCTATGTGAAGTGGCAAACTTCCAGATGGCCTGCGCGTCATCCGCCGCCTGCATCAGGCTGTTGACCTGCAACAACGTTGGGCGCTGGGCTACCGGCAAAGTCTCAGACCAAGCCAGCGAACGGATCACATGACCGCTTGTTTCCTGATACAGCATGGCGTCGTCCACATACATCAGGCCGTGAATAGCGTTTTGCTTGAGCAGTTGCAGTACCTGCTTGGCCTGCTCTTTTGCCAACGGATCGGACGCCAGTACCTTTTTCTGCTGGAAGTCGTACAGATAGGTGCCGTTACAACAAATGGCTGGCGTATCGATTTGCAGCGCCTGATAGAACGGGTGGATAGCCACGTGATGACGGCCGGTGACCACTACGACTTTCACCCCGGCGGCGCGGGCTTCCTCCAGCGCGGCCAGCGACTGCGGTAAGATACGTTTCTGGTTGTCTAGCAAAGTGCCGTCTAAATCGAGGGCAATAACACGGTAGCTCATAGCGGTCTCATTATAGTTAGCAAGAAAATTACCTCGATGGTACATATGATTAATGATGTTTGTAAATCAATTGTTTATGTAATCAAGGGGTGCTATTGGGGTGCCAGTTAGCTGCCGTGAATGTTTGCTTACTTGCAGCGCTCCAACTCCTCTTTGGCGTTCTTTCTCTGTTTGTCGATATGGTCGGCTAAGTCCTGAACATGCACCAGGCGCGGAGCCTTCTGGGTGTTGCCGATCCGGAATGTAGCAATTGGCAACTTTCCTTCAGCGGCTTTCTGATCCGCTGTGGAGGGCCGCATACCTAGATACTTTTCGGCAATATCGGATAGGGGGATATTAACCTTTTCAAACTCAGCCATCAGTAAAAACATCGTGTTCACTTGCTCACCTCCACTAAAAAGCCTTGTTTCTCGATGAACGTGATCAACTCGCTGCCTTTGAACAACTCTGGCCCCAACCACCATAGCTGGATCGGCATTGGTAGGTGCACAGTCGGTTTTTCTTGCCCGGATACCTGGTTGATAAACTCGTCCACCATGGCATCGTCGGCCAACTCCTGGCTCGCCCGAAGTTCTGCGGAAATCTTGCAAGCCAGATACACATCAGCTGGTACGTGCGGCCTTAGCTCGTGAACGAGAAAATCATTGCGGCGACAGTTTAGCCTCACGTTCTGCTCTTTTTCGGCTTGCCGCAAAACAGATAATTTCCCCTGTATGGCTTTGCTAACGTGCTTACACTTGCGCAGGGCTAAGTTAGCCCGGAAGCGCCAATCCTTGTCACCGGCGCTATATTCCAACTGCATCTTGATTTCATCAATGCTCAACGTGATATCGGAGAGCGCCTGCAGGCAATCGCTGATTGTGTGTAGTTCATCAACTTCAATGCGCTTATTCATGGTTACACCCCAGCCTCGTAGCAAGCCCGCATCAGTCGGTGCAAGCGAGTAAAATCTTTTGAACGGTAAACCTCTACCCATTCACCCCAATTAGCAGCCACAACAGCCCAATGCTTGCCGTGCTGTGACATGTCACCAATCTTTTCAGCTAATCCCGGCACCGCATTAACCAGGCGAAGACAGCGACCAAAATCGGCCGGATCGCGTGGGTAATGGTTTTCCGCCTTAAACTCGCCAGTAAGAACGGACGCCATAAACTTGCTGCTTAAGCCGGTGTCGTCGCTGGCCAGCCAAGCGGCGATCCCCATCCCCGGCGATGCCTTAACTACCGGCTTAGCGAACTCGGCGCAGATGTCGTTTGCAGCTTTGATGATCGCGTTAAATCGCCTTGCCTCTACCCCGGTTCCTGGGTGCTGGCGATCGATCTCCTTCGTTATGGCGCTGAGAAGGTTTATTTGGTCAATTAGGATACTCATTGGCCTGCCTCCGGCGTGTAGGCTGCTTTGTCGTGGTTATACTCACCATTCCACGTTGCCTTCATTGGCAGCTCGCCTTTCATGTAAAGCGCGTACAGGCGGTGACAGCCCTTTTCCAGCAGTACAGGGGTTTTCTTGGTGAATGCCTCTTTGCCGTGCGGCTTGATCTCCATCTCGTCTTCTGTGAGATAGGTGTCGCGAGCATATGAGGCAACACGCCAGCGAGCGCTTTTCTCTGGATCACGCTGCTCGTTGAAAATCCAATTGCGCTCGAAGGCCCACCACATCATTTTGTTGATGTTGACGCCGTTCAGGCACTTGCAGAACGCCGGGATCGTCATGCCCTTAGTGAAGTGCTTTTCCAGGCTCTCAACGGTGCTAGCCAGTTGCTGGTTTTCCCCAATGAGACGCTCGTTGTCGCCCGAGTAGTTCATCAATAGGCTGCGCAGCGTGGATGGGTCATTCAGTAGCTGCATGGCGTCAACAGGTGCCGCAATAGCATCGCGCCGGGTGAAGTAGAACTCGGTCAGATCGTTGAAGTAATCCCAAGCCCGATCGGTTACCAGCATTTTCGAGTGGTTGGCAGCGCCTCTCTCTGTCCACAGGATCAGGCTGCGAGCATTTTTACCAACTAACCCGATAACTTCGGGCCTGTTCTTTAAGTCGCGAAGCTCATTACCTTCCACCGTGAAAAAGTGTTTACCCTCAATAAACCGTTGCCGGTTATTCTGGAAGTTATCTTGAATGTTTTTGACACTAGCTCCGTAACCAGCCGCCAATTGCTCGGTAGTCACCACACGTTGCCCGCGGTACTCGATGATCTGTAGGTCTTTGGCATCTACGGCCACAAGCTCAGTTTTTTTAGCCATTCTTAATTTCTCCGCTGGTGGTCTTGTTAATGTGGCTGCCGAGGGCCTCGGCGACCCGCTTAGATTCTTTTTCGGCGATTGCCTTCTGACGAGCAGCCTCATGGCGAGCGGCCAGTGTCCTACGCTTATCACAGCGATCCGCCCGGACGTCTGCCCAGTCGCGGTTTATCGGCTTCACTGCTACCGCGCTGGCCTGACGCCAGAACGTGGCCGCAAGGTCTAACTGGTCAGCCTTCTCGAACTTGGCCGCCTGGTTGGCGTTGAGCATGTAGGGGCTGAGTTTCATTTGGCCCCCTTTGCCGGCTTGCGAATCTCAAGACCAGCATTTGCTTTAGCCAATAGCTCTGCAGGGTCAGCGTGATCCAGATTGCTGCCGAAGCCCTTAGCTGATGCCGCGAGCCAGCCATCCAGCGTTGAGAAGAAGCCAACTATCTGGCCAGCTAACGAGCTTTGCTCCTGAGACAAATGAATGCCAAGGCTTCCCAAGCCGCACATCTCAAGGACGACGAACTGCAGATTTCCTGCTGGAGAGGTTCCGTGCTCTCGCAGGTGTTTTAAATAAATGCAAGCCAGAGACTCCCCAGCCTCAACGCTGCCTTGATAGTCGCCGGTGCGCGGTACCGCCCAAAATGAAGCCCCTGAATTATTTTTCCGTAAACGGACAAATGGCAGGCGATGCAAAGGGTGTTCACGGCGATTGTGATATTTCAAAGGCTGGTTGTTATGCATTGCCCACCACCTGCAATAGTGTGCTGCCTGGGTTCAGGAGCTTGTAGGCCACAGCATCGACAAAAGCCTCTTCCATCGAGGTAGCACCAAGCGGCGTTAATTTGCCTCCACCGGTCAACATGGCATCGTATGAAATAGCGATTTGCTTCTGACCATCCGCAATACCGAATTCGGAGCGGATCATGTCTTCGATATACACACGCATAACTTCCTCAATGCTCTTTTGTGTCACATCGACACGCACTGCTTTACGACGACGAGGAATAAACACATCGGCCCATTTTCCGCCGTAGTGGCGCTGGCAAAAATCCAAATAGGCGAGGGCGATACGCTGCCGATTCTTATCGATTAGGTTAATTTTAATGTTCATGATAAATACCTTCTTCCTGAATTCAGGCCGAGCGAACCCGTCAGCTTGAAGCTGTAATTTAAACTGCTTGTGGTTTGCTAAATTAAAATGGGCGGCGCTTCATTAATTCATCATGTTTACTGGCCCATGAATCATATTCTTTCTGCCAATTATCAATTTCACGGCGTTTGGCAAGTAAGCGCAGGATGCGGCGTTTGGCGCGTTCTCGACAGCTATAATACTCTTCCGTCAACCCACCCAATACCCAAGCGTTTTTTTGTGGGTCAAAAACGGAATCATGGCGGATTTGCAATCCTTGACGCCTGTATACCTCTGACGCCATAATTCGAGCCAAATTATCAATCGCTGCGCTACGGCTCAGGTAGCGTTTATAGACGCCATGTCGGCAAATGACATAAACTGGCATGTCGATTTTTTGTAACGCGCTCTCAATACCGCCATCATCTGCGATGTAATTTTCACCCATACGGGCATAGTCAATAACTTTATGGTTATTCATATGTGCATTCCTACTGCATTTGACTTTTTTAATGTCGCGCTAAGCTGGTTTAAGCAGATGTATAAAATCCCTGTTTCATACGCCATGTTATCTTCAATGCTAACCATGTCGTATACAGCATTTAACGCACCGATTACAGAATCGATATCACCGTTGATTTCCATTATCATTGCTGAGAGGTCTGGCTTTTTCATCGCCCCCCCCCCTCAGCGCCATTATTGCGGCGGCTCATTTCATGCTCAGCATTGCCAGCATTATTGAATAACGCTTCGCTGTAGCGAGAAAGTTGCATGAGTAAATCACCGATTGGGGCTAAATGCTCTTTAGCCTCGTTATCTCCAAAACCATCAGAGTCACCAGCAGTAATCATCAGACTACCAATTGCACAAATGCCTTTCATTAATGCCATATGAGCATTTTCGCTATCGCGAGATAATTCTTTCAATTTCTCGTCTGATAGTTTGCCCATATCGTGAACTATAGATTGCCAATAAACGTTCATTAACTTTCCTCCGGTGGAGTTACTTTCCATCCTGCGCGACGCGCTAACTCTATGAATACTTCGAAAGTAGCTGTTAATTCATCAGGCCGAGGATGCTGCCAGCATTCAAGTTTGCCATTCTTTAGATGAACAGATAGCCGTCCCGTAAAATCAGGTGATACCGGAATCTCGACTGTCAGCCTCGGTATTGCTGCACTGGGTAGACTGTTGAGGAAGTCGCTCATGATTCAGCCCCCCCCCTCACCCGACAGGTGTGCTTTCAGAGCTTCCTGGCGGCGCAGGCGGTCACTATCGATATACCCGCAACCAACGGAGTCAGCTTCGTGCCCGACGCTCTCGAGGGCTTGCTGCGCTCTTGTGGTAATAAGAATTAGCGCGCCTGCCAATATATCCATATTTTTATAGAACTCAGGCGACTCCATTCGACGCAATAACAGTTCGGCGGTAACTTCAATTTCAGAAAATGCTTGCTGTGATAGGCAATCCATATCTGTAATAGCGGCATGAAGCCTGTTCATGTCTTTGCATGGTTGCTGATTAGTCATGGCGCACCTCACGATTGCCAATAGGCATTATCCCTGCGCACACCAGAACATAATCCCGCACCAACTGACGGCGAGCTTCTTTCTCGCTGGCAGCTTTTACGCGCCACATAACAGGGCGTGACTTTGGATCGCTACGTAAAACAGATGCGAAGATATAAATCTTTGTGCAGCATTTTTTGTTGAACATTACTAATACCCCCGAGAGGTGGCGATTTTATTTAGCGTATTTATTGTGTTTAGAAGTTGCTGTAATATCTCTGCTGAGATTGAGCGGAGTATTAGTTCTTTTTCATCGTTATCAGCATGTTCAGCTGATTCATTTAACGTTACAACACGAGTACACAAAGTCACGCAGTGTTCCGTAACTCTGCGCATTGGTTCGCTATTGCTATTTTTCATTAAATCTACAAATACACATTCGTCGTTAGTCGCGCTATTCATACATCCTCACTCATTCAATATGCAGAGTTAGTTGATGAATTAAAGGTAACAAAAGTATCATTATCAGGCAAGGGCGCTTGATACTATTTTTTCTTTTTTAGGCGAAAAAAATGCCGGATAACCGGCACGTTGTTGATTTTTATGTTTAAAATATATCCCATCGGGCATCAACGATCACACCTATGATTTCACAATCATCTCTTAGTTCTATCATGGGGTAGTGAGGATTGAGGGGCTTTAGGTACTCGCGGCCCATATCGGTAATGTATTTTTTAAACGTCACTTCTTTGGTTGATTTTAGCTGTGCGATTACGTAGCAGTTGGGGTGAGGCTCTTTTTCAGGGTCGATCAGTATAGACATTCCCTCCGGAAAGGTGACGCCGCTTGGAGATGTCATCGAATCCCCTTTAACTTGAAGCCAGAATCCTCTCTCACCTGCATATTTTACAGAACTTTGCCAGTTATCAAAATCATACATGTCGTAGTTGTCACCCACCATTGCAAATTGGCCAGCTTGAACCCAGTTCAGCGTTGGATAACTGTAACTATTTGGCGGCTGTGTTGCGGCAACTACGTTGCTGTCCCATGACTGACTTGATTCCTGGTTATTGGGATGTGGAGATTTTTGTGGGAGCCCCTTCCCCGTCTGGAGCCACTCCGGATCGCATGATAGAGCGTGAGCAACAAGAAACAACGTGTTTCCATTGAAGTTTTTGGTCAATCCAAGCTCTGCCTTGCTTATTGCTACGCGTGTTACCCCAGCCCTTTTCGCAAGTTCTTCTTGGGTGAGCCCTAGATGCTCCCTTCTTTCGACTAAACGCTTAGCTAATGAACTCATAATTAAATCCTCCAATTAACGAAACTAAAGTAACACATGATTTTGATACTTTGGATTCTATGTGTTAGTCTTTATTGATACAATAGTTTCCGTGGGATGTGTTGCATGACCCTATACGAGATTTTAAAGATGAGATTCAAAACCAACGCCGCAATAGGAAAGCACTTCATGCGGAAAGGGGTGCCTCGCAGTAGCCAGTGTGTCGGTAAGTGGAAAATACGTGGCGTTCCTGAAGATGTAGCGATCCTCAGTCACTTGGATCCGAGCATCCCTTACAGCCACCCCGGCATGAACGAACCAGCACCTTACCCTGCCGAGGCCTAACCATGACGCCTAGCGACTTCATCCGCAAGCACATCACCGCCGCGCTGGTGGCGGAGGGCTTTCCGTTGTCAGTGGCTCAGGGGGGGGCAGGGATCGGACTGGAGTACTACCGTTGCATGTCTCAGGCAAGCAGGAAAGGGGCGGCGTTCGATGATTGCTATCAGCGGGCCAGAGCGTGGGCGCAGGGGCAGACAAGCAAATCAGAGCGTAAAACGGGCAAGAAAAAGCAGGGACGAGTTACCGCTCAGCCCGGCCTGTTTTGATTTATTGGAGAGATAAACCGTGAATAACCATATCAGAACCTTCGATTTCAAATCAAGCGCTGGCGAACTGCTGGCATCGGTGCGTAGCGTGTTGATCGGGCAGGCTCCGTGGTTTTTTGCCGTTGATGTCTGTGAAGCCTTGGATCTGAAAGATACCAATAAGGCGCTGCTTTCCGTTGATGATGAGGATAAATGCGAACACGAACAGTATTCGGGTTCGGGTCGAAAGCCTCTATTGGTTAACGAATCCGGACTTTACGCTCTCATCCTAAAAAGCCGGAAGCCTCGGGCCAAGCCCTTCAAGCGCTGGGTTACCGCCGAGGTGTTGCCATCCATCCGTGCCACTGGTTCGTATAGCCTTGCGCCATCCAACGACCTGCCTGATTTCAGTGATCCGGCTTCCGCAGCTCGTGCTTGGGCGGATGAATACGAAGCCAAGAACAAAGCGATCGGCTACGTTCACCGTCAGGCCCAATACATCAACCATCTGGAAAATCTGTTCCAGCCCGGCATGACGCCCGCTCAGTTCTGCAAACAGCTCAACGGCGTTAACACTCGTCAGGTGAATTCTTTTCTGGAAGACCATAACTGGCTATTTGATGACCGCCCGGACTCTCATAGTGCGCGCTGGCGCGTGGGTCACTATGCCCGCGACCAATACCTCACTGAGCGTTCTGGTCAGGTGGAGCAGGCCGATGGAAGTATGCGCGACACCTTCAAGCCAATACTGCTCGGCAAAGGCGCGGTATGGCTGTACCGGCATTACCTCAAAGGCAGCTTGCCGATGAAAAAAGGCTGGGATGGAAAATTTACCCACGATAAAGAACTGGCCAGCGTTGCATGAGTCGCGATCCGGTTATTGAACTTGACCGCCACTACACCGACAAGCGCGGCGTGGTGGTACACGTCATCGCCTATGACCGGCTAAACCAACAAGTCATTTTTATGCGCCCAGGGTATGAGCATGAATGCATGTTACCGCTGTGGCAGGTAGAGAAACATTTCACGAGGGTTGATGAATGAGTCGGCTATTGATTAACGAGAACCCTCTGCAGGTTTTGCCAACGCTGGCTTGCGCGATTGGTCTTAATGAGGCTGTTGTGCTTCAGCAGATCCACTACTGGATGAACTCGTCTCGTCACACCTACGACGCGCGTCGCTGGGTCTACAACAGCGTTACAAACTGGCAGAAGCAATTCCCGTTTTGGAGTGAATCCACGGTTAAACGAGCCTTACTGAGCTTAGAGAAGCAAGGCATGGTGAGCAGCGCAAATTACAACCGTGACCCACGCGATCAGAGCAAGTGGTACAGCATCAATTATGACGCTTTGGAAGCGCTCGAACAGCAGCAAAAACGGGTGAACGATGCATTAGGTCAAATTGACCCAATGGAACAGGTCAATGTGACCCAGTGCAATGAACCAACTTGCACCAATGCACAAGGTCAGATTGAGCCAATGCGTCAGGTCAATATGACCCAACCATTACCAGAGACTACTACAGAGAATACACAAGAGATTACTCCAGAGATTAAAACTCCTGGTGCACAGGCTGACGCCGGTACACCTACCAAGCCAAAAAAACAGGTGAGTGAGTATTCAGATGAATTCGAACATGCCTGGTCAGAGTATCCACGCCGGGAAGGTAGTAATCCAAAAAACAAAGCCTATCAGGCATGGGGTGCCCGTATCCGGGAGGGGGTGAGGGTTGATGCCATGCTGGCGGGCCTGCGCCGCTACGCTGAATTCTGCAAAGCCAAGGGGCAGGTAGGCACAGGCTTTGTCATGCAGGCGGCTCGCTTCTTTGGCCCCGGACGGGAGTTTGAAACCGACTGGAAGGTTTCCACACCGCAAAGCGGTTTCGGCGGTAACCGCCCACCAATCGGTAATTTCGAGAGCCAAGACTACGGCGAATCTAACTACAACTGGTAAACCTGTGAGGCGAAAATGTTTAATTTTGAATGTATCCAAGAGCGCAACAAACTGAAGGCCCAGCAGGAAGATCTGGCGGCAGAATTGGCATTTTCTGTGGAGGGGATCATACCATTCCACTACGAAAGGTGGCTTATGAGCACTCAAACTATGGATTGCGCTACCCACGGCGAATACCAGCAGCACATACTGACCGGGCCGGAATATCGCGGTAAGGCCGGTAGCAAGCATTCCCAGTGCCCCAAATGCCTGCGGGTCAAGCTGCAAGAGATGGAAGATGCTATCAGGCAGAACCACGTTAATGGCCTACTTGGTGATGCCGGCATTGCGCCACGCTTCCAGCACTGTGAGTTTTCCAACTACCAGCCTGTAACCACCGCCGCCGCGAAGAACTTGGCAAGCTGTCAGCGCTACACGCAGGGCTGGCCGAAGATTTTCGCAGCAGGGACAGGGCTGGTTATGATCGGTAGCTGCGGCACAGGGAAAAACCATTTGGCCGTTTCAATGGCAAAACAAATTATTCGCGACCATCTGGCGGAGGTATTGATCACTGACGTCATGCGGCTAACCCGCGCAGTGAAAAGCACTTGGCGCAAAGACACCGAGCGCACTGAGGCGGATGTGCTGGATATGTATTCAACCGTGGATCTGTTGATTATCGATGAGGTTGGTGTGCAATTCGGGACGCCCGCAGAGCTGGCTATCCTGCAGGAGATTATCAACGCGCGGTATGAAAACATCCTGCCGACAATCCTGATTAGCAACCTCACGTTCGATCAACTGAAAGAGTTCATCGGGGAACGCATTGTTGATCGTGTTACCGACGGCGGCAGCAACCGCTTGGTGTTCGACTGGGAGAGCTACCGCAACAACAAGACAGGTGTAGCTGCATGACCCACGAAGAAGCCGAAAGCGCAGTCATTGGCGGCCTGTTATTACGCGAGGGTGATGGCGTATGCCTTGAGGTGCTGGCGACACTGACACCGGAGGCATTCGCTACACGTCAATACCGCGAAATGTATCAGGTGATCAAGCGTCTCGTTCTAACGGGCGCGGAGGTCACGCCGTTTATTGTTGCCGACAAGTTAGGGCCGGAGTATTCGCCCATCGCCGCGACCACCTCGAGCCAGGCATGGGCGCGGGCAGGATTGGCCAGTTATGCCGATATGGTAAAGCGTAATCACTTTATTCGGCAGGCTGAGAAGATGATTGCTGACACGTTGGAAGGCATTAAAACATCGCGTTCTGGTGATGATGCTATCGAGGTTATCAAGCAGCTGCAGGGCAGCATTCAGCAGTTGAATATGGGCGATGATAGCCGCGTTGCTGTGCATATCGATGACTTAATCACAGGCATCACGGATCGTCTTGATGCCCGGATGTCCGGCACGGAGGAAGGGCGGAACATCCTGACAGGGATAGAAGAACTGGATGGCATTACAGGCGGGCTCGAACCAACGGATTTAGTCCTGCTTGCCGCTCGTCCATCGGTCGGTAAAACAGAATTCGCCTTGAACCTGATTGAAAAAATCACCGATCACGGCGGTGGCGTGTTGATGTTCAGTATGGAAATGGCCGCAATCCAGATTGCAGAACGGCAAATAGCCGGTGCTGGTGGCTTCTCGACAACCAAGTTTAAAAAGCCCCAGGAACTGGAAGATGAAGACTGGGCACGGATCTCTGACGGTCTAGGCCGAATGGCAGGGCGACCAATTTGGATCATTGACGCCAACGACATGACGGTGGAGCAGATCGGCTCTGACGCCGAGCGCATGAAGATGGAACACCCTGAACTGGTCGCTGTATTTGTGGATTACCTTGGGCTGATCAGGATGAACGATCGGCAGCGCCACGACATCGCGGTAGGTGAGGTTTCACGAGGGTTGAAACGACTGGCCATGCGCAACAAAACGCCGGTAGTTGCGTTGAGCCAGTTATCTCGGGGCGTGGAGCAGCGACCAAATAAGCGGCCTGTAAACGCTGATCTAAAGGATTCAGGCAGCATTGAGGCCGATGCCGATTTAATCATGATGCTCTATCGCGACGAGCTATATCACGAGAACAGCCCCGCCAAAGGGATAGCGGAAATTAACGTTACAAAAAACCGGAATGGGCCTTTGGGTAAAATTTACCGCCAGTTCCGTTACGGTCATTTTTTGCCAATTGACCAGGCTGAAGCAGAGCGACTCAGTAAGCCCCAACCAGAAATAAAAGCAGGTCGCAGCTATGCAAAGAGGGATCGGTAATGAAACTTGAATCATCGTTAAAGCATTTCAGCGCCCAGGGGCTGACTATCACCGATGCACCAAACGGCACCAGTGCGGATCGGGTGACGGGTACCGATGTGATGGCGGCCCTCGGCGTGGTTCAATCAAAAGGGGTAGGCAATGCGTGATATGTATGAGGTTTTATCGCGCTGGGGCGTATGGGCGCGTGAGGATAGCGGTATCGGCTATTCGCCTATTGCTGCAGGGTTCAAGGGGCTGCTTCCGCCACAATCGAGCGGAAAGCAATCTTGTTCAGATGATGATGGGTTGGTGATCGATGGCTGTGTGGCCAGACTTATGAAGCACAAACCCGATGAGTATGACCTGGTCGTTCTTCACCACATCTACGGACTATCACTGCGCTATATAGCCAGAAAGCGAAAGTGCTCTGATAGCACGATAAGAAAGGAAATGCAGACGGCAGAGGGATTTGTAGGCGGTTGCCTAGCGATGCTGGATATAAAAATGGACATGGATTAAATATTTCTAACGCGCACGCAAAAAGTGTTGTAATGTGATAAGAGTGGTTACTTCGCCACACCGCTTACCATCGAAACCCTGCCAATAATACGGCGGGGTTTTTGCTCTTGTCGCCCACGCAGAGTATTATCCCTCGAAACATCAGAAATAGGGATTCTCAATGGGATTAAGCTTGATTGATGGTATCCAACAAATACCTGCATTCCACAGCAAGCAAACTGGGCTTTTGGCAATTCCCGCCAAGTTACACCTCCACCCCGGAGGCATGGCCGTTTTAGCCGCATACATAAACCAGCACAATTTGGAGCAAGGTCAATGCTCTTTGCCTAACGAAGGTTATATGCAAGCTATTGGTCTGTGCGGCGCGTTATGGGGAAATGATGGATACGGGCAGGAAAGAATTAACGTGGGCGTCAACTACAGCATGGTGACTCCGTTAATTTCGGCTGAGACTGTTAATGAGGCAACAACGTCAATCAATAACTGCATTCGTCGCCTAGCCTATCCTGATGGCTCACCTTACCCTACTGGCATTACAACTCTGAATCATGTTGTTGGTGAAATGCATGACAACGTTTGGTCTCATGGGCGTTCAACTGGCTATTCTTTTGCACAAAAAAGTGCCGTTCCGTATACCAACCGACAAGATCACTATCTGGAGTTTGCTCTGGCAGACTGTGGTATGGGTTTTTTGCGTGAATTGAGGAGAGTTAACATCCCGTATGTTGACAACCACCAGGAAGCCATAGAGTGGTGCATACAGGAAGGGAATTCATCTAAAAATGCTGACTTTCAAGATGAATGGGCTCAACAGTTACCGAGCGGACATATAGGCGGGAATGTTTTTGGGTCCGCAGTACCAGTGAAGGAAGGGAGCAATAATCACCAAGGACTCGGACTCTCCCATCTGATGACTCTTGTAAAACGCTATGATGGGGAGTTGATGCTAGCAACCGGGGATTCATGCTTACATTATGCTGATGGTTTTGCTAACTACAGAACTTTAACCAGAGACTGGCAAGGTGTAGCATTATCGTGTAGGTTTAAGTTGTCTAGATTATCAGTCGAACCTGAAGAGCAAGTTCCTCAGGACATACTGGATATAATGGAGCAACTGCAAGGGGGGCGAGATGACTACAGTTAAGATACCTTTGCCCAGCGGGGATTTAGCATCGCGCCGTCTGGCAATAGCTGAAAGGCAGAAGATCGAATTTTACCTGAACGATAAAGTTAGGGTCGAAGTGGATTTGAAGGGCGTTGAGTCTATTTCTGAATCATATTCAGATGAACTATTTGGTGTTCTGGTTGCAAAACTTGGTCTTGCGGCCGTCCTTGAACTCTTAAAGGTTAGTAACGCCAATAATTCTGCACTAAAAAGCATTGCTACCGTCATGCAGCGTCGTAACTGTCAGTAAACGTGCTTAGTAACTAGCCTCGCACCCTTAGGGGACTTGCGAGACTTCCTGGTAACGGGAAGCCAGGCGCGGGGAAAAGGCGATGACAAGCCACCGCTCCTGTGAAGGGGCACCATTTCTGGTGCCCTTGTCATTTTATCAACCCGCCACTGTGCGGGTTTTTGCGTTTTAGGGGATCGCCAATGTCACAGCAGGTAACCGAGCAACTAATTTTCAGACCAGCAAGCGAATTACCAACGGCAGACCTTGATGGAAGAGACGTATTAGTCCTCAATCCATGTGATGGATGGCACGAGGGTGAAATTCACGCATGGGAGGAAGACGGCGAGGTTTATCATGTTGGAATTTACACTTTTATGATGGATGAAATGACACCGTGCGATTTCTATGTTGCATGGGCATTACTGCCAAACAGTCTGGAGTTGAGCGAGAAATTCGCAGACCAAAAGCGGGTGTGGTAGCTGGCTCACAATGGTAAGTCCATCGACGGGAGTAATCTCGTGTTGTGAAACGGTGGGCTTATCATTGTGGTTACCGAGCCTAAAAGTAATCGGTAGTAGCGGTCACAGCCGCGAATCGTATCGGGATGGCGGTCGGCACAACTGTGACAGGGCCACAACGCCACGTTAGCCACAATCAAATTTAAGCGCTCGTTGAGGGTGGCCTCGGCAGGTTCCACCCCTACCGAGGCCTGACGTACCCATTCCTACGGTCACGAGTACACCAAGAGTTATTGGAGTACAAAGACCATGAAGAAGCACCAAAAAGGCGCTGTGTCACGCGCCACAGGGAAGCCAATCCCGATTGTGCACGACGGCGAAACGGTCGGCTATGGCTGTATTGATTTGCACGTTGCGACGATTCCCGCCTGGTTAGCCCGCATGGTGATCGTCAACTTCCACTACAGCAAGCGTGTGGTGAACAACAGCTATCTGCACCTAGGCATTTTCGAAGGCCGCGAGCTGGTGGGCGTTATGCAGTGGGGTTACGCGATGAATCCCAGTAGCGGCAGCAAAGTTGTGACCGGTACGGGCAACCGTGGATACATGGAGCTAAACCGGCTCTGGGTACATGACCGGATGCCACGCAACACGGAATCCCGCGCAATCAGCTACGCACTGAAAACCATCAAGCTGCTTTACCCCGAGGTTGAGTGGGTACAGACATTCGCTGATGAGCGATGTGGCCGGTTCGGCGTTGTGTACCAGGCAAGCAACTTTGATTATGTGGGCAGCCATAAAAGCACGTTCTACGAGCTGGATGGCGAGTGGTTTCACAAAATAGCTATGACTGCTAAAGGGCGTAAAGCTGGTGATCGTGGCTTACACCTGCAGGCGAACAAACACCGGGCGACGGCTCACACCTTCAACCAGTTCCGTTATATCAAGTTTCTGAACAAACGGGCGCGGAAGCGGCTCAACGCCAAGCTGTTTACCCCGCAGCCGTACCCGAAGCCCGAAAGCATGAAATAAACAAAAATGTTTAGATTTCCTCTTGCTTGTATAAACAAAAATGTTTATAATGATTTCAAGTTAAACAAACAGGAGGAGGAAGTGAAGCAACGCGAGTTCCAGCGTTGGCTTGCAGCACAAGGGGCGGAGTTTTCAAACGGTAGTAACCACCTGAAAATCTACCTCAACGGCAAGCAGACGATAATGCCAAGGCATCCGGGGAAGGAAATACCGGAGCCGCTGAGAAAAGCGATTCTCAAGCAACTTGGCCTTAAATAATAAACCGGCCCTTCGGGGCTGGTTACTCGCGAAGGTTCACTTAGTCAAATATGCGATATCCCGTAAAATTTGAGCATGACGAAACCGGGTGGTGTGTGTCGTTCCCGGATATCCCGGAGGCATTAACGGGCGGAGATACCAGGGACGAGGCGTTAGAAATGGCGCAAGACGCCCTGGTAACGGCGTTTGATTTTTACTTTGAAGATCGACGCCCCGTACCGATGCCAAGCGCTGAAGGTGAAGAGTTTATCGATGTGCCAGCAAGTGTAGCAGCCAAGGTGCTGTTGCTTAACGCTATGATCGCCACCGGCACAACACCGGCAGAACTGGCCCGCCGCCTGGGTACGCGACCACAGGAAGTTAACCGGATCGTTACCCTTAACCATGCGACCAAAATCGACACGATAGAGGCTGCGCTTAAGGCGCTGGGCAAGCGGCTAGAAATAACCGTGCTGTAATCATTATCAACCTATCTAAAGGCTCACTTCGGTGGGCCTTTTTCATTCATGGCTGCCGAAAGGTGGCCTTTTTTATTTCTGACGCCCAGCGGGGTAAGGACATATGCAAATGCCTGATAAAAGCCCGGACATCTGGGCGGTAATTATTGCGTGGCTAGTATCGGTAAAAGAGCAGGGGATCGCCGCTTTACTGGCTGGTACGATGGCTTGGCTGCGTGGCAAATACGAAGGGGACGGCGGCTGGAAGTCATTCTTCGACGCCCTAATGTGTTCAGTGTTTGGCTGGTTCGTTAAAGATGGTTTGGCTATCGTGGGTGTAGGCGATGAGTGGGCATATTTTGCCAGCGTAATAATCGGTTATCTCGGTACTCGGTATTTCGGCCATCGACTGAAAGATCTGGCAGACAGAAAAACAGGAGCTTCCAAGTGACGAATAATTTCCGTTTCAGCAAACGCAGTGAGGGAAACCTTGTAGGGGTAAACCCTGCTCTGGTCAAAGTTGTTCGCCGTGCTCTTGAGATCACCCCGGTCGATTTTATTGTGATCGAGGGTGTCCGTACTCAAGCCCGCCAAAGAGAGCTATGGGCTCAGGGCAGGACGACGCCAGGTAAAATTGTTACACGGACGATGAAGTCCAAACACCTCGAAGGAAAGGCCGTTGATCTTCTGCCAGTCACTGGCTGGGAAAATTTATCGTCTTTTAAGGCAGTATCCAAAGCAATGTTTCAAGCCGCTAACGAACTGGGTGTAAAAATCACCTGGGGTGCAGACTGGAACGGTAACGGCCTTCAGGAGAAGGGCGAGGATGACAGCCCCCACTTCGAGCTATCGGCATGATCACGACGAAAATCACACAATACAGCTTGATTGGCGCGTTGTTGGTGGCCATCTGTCTGGGCTGGTATGCATCCTCGCTATCAGACGATTTGGATGATGTGCGGAAGGAAAACAAAGCGCTGGTGGATGCGGTGAAAGACCGTGACGGGGCAATCACTGCGCTTAAGGATGACGCAGGCGCTGACCGCCAAGCCACGGAAGAACAGCTCAAAATCGAACAGCAGAAGAGGGCCAAGGCCGATGCTGAAAACAGAACGTTACGCAAGGCGTTGGAGTCGAGCGACTGTAGCAATCAGCGCATGCCTGATTCTGCTATCGGCATCCTGCGCCGAGAGGGTTAAGCCCGCACCAGCTCCGAAGTTGATCTACGTGTACCCGCCCGCCGTTCTACTCCAACAGTGCGAACAGACACCATTCACCGGCTCAACATTCGGCGATGCTGTCATTGCATTGCAGGTGAGCCAGGGTGAACTGGATATATGTGCCTCTCGTATTGAGGGGCTGATTAAGTGGCAGAGGGATAGCATCCATTGAGTGAAATTATCGATTTTCACTCTGAAATTTCTGAATGGTTTCCAAATTTTCTATAAATATTATTGAGTTAGTCGATTGAAATTTTCACTTATAACCACAACTATAGTGTGGTGAGGCGTATATTAAGGAAAATTAAAATGGCAAATTGGACCGAGCAAGACATTCAAGACGTATGGGAAAAAGCTGAAATTGTTTCTAAGTATGACAAAGAAAAGCACCGTAAAGATCAGTGTGGGGCATGGATGGAACGTGAAAAATACGGTGATAGGAATAGTCTTTATGGTTGGGAAATCGATCATATTAAGACGGTTTCCAAGGGCGGGACTAACGCATTGAGCAACTTGCGTCCCCTTCAATGGGAGAATAATGTTGGGCGCAGTGATGGCCGACTGAAACCCATTGTTACGAGCGAAGGCAACAAAAACATCCGCTTATCTGCTACAGATAACATAGCTTAACACTCTCTAGACTCACGCCTCACATTAATCAAATCACCTAACAGCGTTGCGAGACTGCTGTGCAATAAATATGACAACCAAGAGCCTCGGCATAGTCCGGGGCTTTTCTATTTGGAGAGTCACAGTGAAACAACTACAGCTAAAAGATGTTATGCAGCGCCTTACCATCATCGTTCATGAAAGCGGCTTTGAGGTAAGTAACCCAGCCGGTACTGCTCAGTATGATGCATTGGGCGCACGTACCACGGTAAACGGTATTCCTGAATACTTCCCCCTCAGCATTTCGGTTAACGACAATAGTAAAAGAGAAAGTGCAGAACTGCCTTCCGGTGGATTCACTGGCACTGTTAAGGCGCTACCCGGCAAGATCACCGGAGATGTGAAATCCGTCAGGCAACTCATTATCAACCTGTCTGCTCAAGTGGATACCACTGACCTCGATAAGCTTGAGGCGCAACTGAAGCGCATTGCCGAGCTGCGCCAGGGTATTGAAAGCCCGAGATCATTCCTTACCCGCGAGGGTGAGCGGCGCATTCAGGAGGCGATAAATAAGGCGATCACCAAAGCGTTACAGCAAGGCGGATCACTTCATAAATCCATGAGGCGTTAGGCCATGCCCGCCCGTATCCCGAGAGCATGCCGTAAGCATGGGTGTCGCCACACCACAATCGACCGCTCAGGCTACTGTATAATCCTTTAACATGTATTAATGAGGAGGGTTTATGAAGCATTGCCCGGAATGTGGTTCTTCTTCTGTGGTCAAGGATAAGCAAAGAGGCGGCTGGACAGGTGATTACATCTGCGAAGACTGTGGTTTCAATAACGATCCCAGCGAATTCCTATCTGAAACTGAGTATAAGATGAGGAAAAGATCGGGAAGTTTGCCTGATTCTCATAGCAAAGACTGACACAACCCGCTTCGGCGGGTTTCTATTTGAGGTTGAGCATGAAAGAGCCACGCATATATGGCAGCAAATGGGACAAGGCTCGGCGCGGGTTCCTGCAACTGCATCCCCTTTGTGTTATGTGTGCCGAGCAGGGGCGAACGGTAGCCGGTAACGTTGTAGACCATATCACCCCGCACCGCCTCAAAGAAGCACTGAAGTCTGGTAACCGCCTAGCGATAGCGAAAGCACAGAAGCTGTTCTGGGACTCAAAGAACTGGCAGACGCTATGCACATCCCATCACAGCGCAACCAAGCAACACATGGAGAAGAGCGGCGCGGTGGTAGGTTGTGACGCCAGCGGGTTACCGCTCGATCCTAACTCACACTGGAATAGATGATGACTACTGACCAACAAACATTACTGATGTTCAAAGGGCTGATTGCCTCATTGCCTGAAGAGAGTCAGGTGAGGGTGAGGGAAGCGGCAGTAAAGCTTCGTGGCATCATTGCTGACTACCCAGGCGGCGAGGCGATGGTGGCATTCGGCATGATTGGTGCCGAGCTTCAGATGGGTGATAGTGAAATGATAACAAAATGAAATCATTAAACTTGCAATCATTTAAATGATAATAATTATCAATAACATCAAGGGGGAGGGCAAAAACTTCAAAAAAAATGCCCCAAATGACCGCTCGCATCCCCTCATTTTAACGCTAACCCGATTTTTTTAGTTTTAGGTAAACCCAATGGTGCAAAAACGAACTCGCTCCGACAGCTCGACGGCGGCGGTTCAGGCCATGAAAAATGCCAGTGAGGACACCATTCCACCACCGGCACATGCTGGCCTGGATAAAAAAGCCGAACCTTTCTGGCATGACAATATCAGATCGAAAGCCCTCGACAGCTGGACACCGGCTGACCTGCTGGCCGCAGCCGAACTGGCAAATAATCAGTTGTATGCAATCGACCTTCGCAAAGCGTTGAAGAGGGAAGAACGGCAGCGCGGGGAAGCTCGCAACGAACCGCTGATCAAAGATTACCGAAAGCAGATTGTCGAGTTACAGCGCACCATTCTGGCGCAGCGTCGTGATCTGCAAATCCATTCCCACGCCACCAACGGTGAAAGCCGTGACCAGAAAAACCGTAATAAAAACGACGCGGATGCTCGCCGGACAGCCGGTAAACACCAGGCAGATGATGGCAACCTGATCGCATTTCCAAAACACGGCTAGGAGTAAAGCATGACGCGAGGTGAGCGCGTGATAGCGTTCATTGAGCGCTATTGCATCGTGCCGGAGGGTAAGTTGATCGGGCAACCGATGTTGCTTGACGAATTTCAGAAGACATTCCTACTGGCCATCTATGACAACCCCCACGGAACGGATAAAGCCTATCTCAGCATTGCGCGAAAGAACGGTAAAACCGGCTTGATTGCGGGAATACTTTTAGCGCACCTGGTAGGCCCGGAGGCGGTGCAAAACTCGCAGATCGTCAGTGGTGCAATGAGCCAGGAACAGGCGGCAGTTGTGTTCGATCTGGCCGTGAAGATGATAGGGCTTAACCCTGCATTACAGGACATTGTCCATATCATCCCAAGCGGCAAAAAGCTGTTGGGCCTGCCGTGTAACGTTAAATACAAAGCATTGGCCGCAGAGGGAAAAACAACACACGGCCTTTCTCCTCTGCTTGCCATTCTAGATGAGGTAGGGCAGATCGTCGGGCCGCAATCGGCTTTTGTTGATGCGATTGTCACGGCGCAGGGTGCGCATGACGCCCCACTTCTTATCGCAATCAGTACGCAGGCGGCGAACGATGCTGACCTGTTCAGCATCTGGCTGGATGATGCAGAGAACTCAAAGGATCCGCACATTGTTTCCCACGTCTACGAAGCGCCGAAAGATGCCGAATTGGATGATCGGGAAGCATGGGCCGCCGCCAATCCCGCGCTGGGTACTTTCCGATCTCTTCGTGATATGGAGAGGATGGCTGAAATGGCCGGGCGTATGCCCAGCTTTGAAAACACCTTCCGAAATCTGAACCTGAACCAGCGTGTTTCTACCGTATCGCCGTTTATGTCTCGCAACGTGTGGGAGTCATGCCGCGAAGCTCCGCAGGCGATTACCGGTCAGTGCTACGCCGGGTTGGATTTGTCAGCAAGCAAGGATTTAACCGCATTCGTTATTGCGGGTCAGTCAGCGGATGGCTGGTGGAATATTTACCCCTATTTCTGGACGCCAGAAAAAACCATGCGTGACAGGGCGAAAACTGACCGTGTGCCTTATGACGTGTGGGCAAAACAGGGCGTTCTGAAAACCACGCCGGGATCGTTTGTCGATTATGCCGTGGTGATCCGTGACATTGCGGAAATCATCAGTGATTTCGATATTGCCGCGATTGCCTTTGACCGCTGGCGCATTGACCTACTGAAAAAAGAGGCCGATTTGATTGGCTTGGCGCTGCCGTGGGTACCGTTCGGACAGGGTTTCAAAGATATGGCCCCCGCACTGGATACGCTGGAAGCAGCAATGCTAAACGGGCGTGTCAGGCATGGCATGCACCCGGTGCTGACCATGTGCGCCGGCAACGCGGTTGTGATCATGGATGCCGCCTCAAACAGAAAGCTCGACAAGTCGAAAGCAACCGGGCGAATCGATGGAATGGTGGCACTCACCATGGCAATGGGCGCAGCAAATGGCGAAGTCGTAGAACCTGGTGGCGACTTCGATGACTTCTTATCTAAACCGTTGAGCATGTGATGGCAGATAAAACTAATTACAGTATCGACCTGCGAACGAATAACGGTTGGTGGGCGCGGGCTGCGTCGTGGTTCGTCGGTGGCCGCCTGGTTACGCCGGATCAGGGGTCGCAAACAGGCCCGGTATCGGCAGGGGGATCGCTGGGTGATTCTGTTATCACTGACGAGCGAATTTTGCAGATCTCCACGGTGTGGCGTTGTGTCAGCCTGATTTCTACGCTGACCTCATGCCTGCCGCTGGACGTATTCGAGACAGATAAAGACGACAACCGGCTGAAGGTCGGCCTGGACAATCCCCTTGCACGGTTGTTGCGCTTTTCCCCTAACCAGTACATGACCGCGCAAGAATTCCGCGAGGCTATGACCATGCAGTTGTGTTTTTACGGTAATGCGTATGCGCTTATCGAACGTAACAGCAGCGGTGACGTGATCAGCTTGATCCCGTTATTGTCAGCCAATATGGATGTTCTGCTGGAAGGTAAGCAGATCATCTACAAGTACCGGCGCGACAGCGAATACGCCAAATTCAAGAAAAGTGAAATATTCCACCTGAAAGGCTTCGGCTTTAACGGGCTGGTGGGCTTGTCACCGATCGCCCATGCGGCCAAATCGGGCGGGGTTGCCGTGGCGATGGAAGACCAGCAGCGTGACTTTTACGCCAACGGTGCCAAGTCTCCGAAAATCCTCTCTGTTGGCGATCGTGTGATGTCCAAAGAGCAACGCGACCAGGTGGAAGAAAACTTCAAAGAGATTGCCGGTGGCCCGGTGAAAAAGCGCCTATGGATCCTTGAGGCCAACTTTGAAGCGCATGACATTGGTGTCAGCCCCCAGGATGCCGAAACCATGGCTTCACGCAAGTTTCAGGTCAGCGAACTGGCGCGATTCTTTGGCGTCCCCCCTCACCTGGTGGGTGATGTTGAAAAATCGACATCATGGGGTACCGGTATTGAGCAGCAGAATATGGGTTTCCTGCAATATACGTTACAGCCCTATATCACCCGCTGGGAACAGTGTATTCAGCGCTGGATAGTCAAACCATCTGACCTGGGTAAATACCATGCCGAGCATAACCTTGATGGCTTGCTGCGTGGTGATTCGACTTCTCGTGCTGCCTTCATGAAAGCTATGGGGGATTCTGGCCTGCGTACTATCAACGAAATGCGACGGCTGGATAACTACCCACCGTTACCAGGGGGCGACGTTGCCACACGGCAATCACAAAACGTTCCTCTCACCGAATTAGGCAAACAGCCCCGCGAAAGCGGGGTTTAGTTTTTATGGGGGATCCATGACCGAAATAAAGAAAACCCTCTCTTTCGAAGAGACGGAAATCAAATTTACCGGCGACGGTACGCAGGGGATTTTTGAAGGCTACGCGTCTGTTTTTGGCAATGTCGATTCAGACGGCGACGTGATCCTGTCCGGCGCGTTCAAGAACACCCTGGAGAAACAGACCCGCAGGGTTGCCATGTTCTTCAATCACCGAGCGTGGGAATTGCCCGTTGGTAAATGGGATGCCTTACAGGAAGACACCAAAGGGCTGTTTGTCCGTGGGCAACTGACACCCGGCCATAGCGGGGCCAGTGACTTGAGAGCCGCCATGCAACATGGAACGGTAGAGGGCATGTCGGTCGGGTTTTCAGTAACCAAAGAAGATTACTCGCTGGCAGCCAATGGCGGGCGCATTTTTAAGAATATCTCCGCACTGCGTGAAATCAGCGTGTGCACCTTCCCGGCTAACGAGCTGGCCGGGGTATCAGCGATGAAAAGCATCGATGGTATCGAAACGATTCGTGATGTTGAGAACTGGCTGAGGGATTCAGTGGGTTTAAGCAAGTCACAGGCCGTGGGGCTTATTGCCCGGTTCAAATCAGCTATTCGGAGTGAGTCCGACAGTGACGAGAACAAAACAGAAATATCCGCTCTCATCGAACGCATCAGTTCTTTCCCTCAAACATTAGGTAAATAATATGTCCGAATTAGCACAAATTCAGAAAGCCATCGAAGACTCACAGAAGAACATGACCCAGCTTTTCGACGCTCAGAAAAAAGAGATCGAAGAAACGGGCCGCGTTTCCAAATCATTACAGGACGATCTGGCCAAGGTTCAGGAAGAACTGAAGAAGTCCGGCGAGCGCCTGTTTGACCTTGAGCAGAAAGGAGCCGGTGGTGCAGATGATCCGTCAGTTAAAAAAGACTTCTCAGAACGCGCCGCCGAAGAGCTCACCAAGTCATGGAACGGCAGCACGGGGACGTTTGAGGCTAAAACCTTCAACAAATCGCTCGGGAGTGATGCGGCCTCTGCCGGTTCGCTGATCCAGCCGATGCAGGTACCGGGTATTGTCATGCCGGGACTCCGCCGCCTGGTTATCCGTGATCTGCTGGCGCAAGGGCGCATTTCCAGCAACTCGCTGGAATACGTACGAGAAAAGTTGTTCACCAACAACGCGGCACCCGTGAAGGAAAAGGCCCAAAAACCTGAGTCTGATCTGACGTTCTCGAAAGAAACGGCGAACGTGAAAACCATCGCCCACTGGATCCAGGCATCCCGCCAGGTGATGGATGATGCCCCGATGCTGCAATCCTACGTCAACAACCGGCTGTTGTTTGGTCTTGCCTTTAAGGAAGAAGATCAGTTGCTGAACGGTGACGGTACCGGCGATAACCTGACTGGTATTAACCAAGTGGCCACGGCGTATGATGTCACGCTGAACGCCACGGGCGATACGCGGGCAGACATGATCGCTCATGCGATTTATCAGGTTACCGAGTCAGAATTCAGCGCGTCGGGCATCATTCTTAACCCGCGAGACTGGCATAACATCGCCTTGCTGAAAGATAACGAAGGTCGTTATATCTTCGGCGGCCCGCAGGCGTTCACCAGTAACATCATGTGGGGATTGCCGGTGGTGCCGACTCGTGCACAGACCCAGAACACCTTCACTGTGGGCGGCTTTGACCTGGCTTCTCAGGTATGGGATCGCATGGATGCCACCGTGGAAGTGAGCCGTGAAGACCGCGACAACTTCGTGAAAAACATGCTGACCATTCTGTGTGAAGAGCGCCTGGCGCTGGCGCACTATCGCCCACAGGCGCTGATCAAAGGCACTTTCCCTGCACCAACCAAGTAACGCGGAGGGGGCGGTTAATCCCGCCCTGATGTTATGGCGATTAAAGTCACTGATGTTGTACCGGTCGAAGAGTTACGCCAACACATCGAGTTTGACAGCGACGATCGCGACGCGGTGATCACCCGTTATGCCCAGGCTGCATTGGATTACTGTTTGCGATGGTGTGATGACCCTCGCTGGGTAAAGGCGGATGATATTCCTTCCCCTGTCGTCTCTGCAATGCTGCTGGTTTTTGCTGATTTGTTTGAGCACCGCACCGGGCAAAGCGAAGTGCAGTTGTATTCCAACGCCGCCGCAGAAAATCTGATGTGGTCGTGCCGTAATTGGCGCGGGGTGGCGGTAGAGGGAAGCGAAACCGAGGAGGAACCATAATGGAGCCGGGACGCTTTAGGCATCGCATCATGATCCAGAACTTCGAAACGGTAGAGCTTCCCTCGGGCGGTGAAAAGGCAGTGTGGATGGATGCATCGATAAAGCCGATCCCCGCCGAGGTGAAGGCTATCAGTGGCAGGGAGTTAATGGCGTCAGGCGCGGAACATTCAGAGGCAACCGTGCGTGTCTGGTTGCGCTTTCGTGATGACGTTTCCAGCGCTTCACGCATGCTTTTTCGCGGGTTGGTCTATGACATTGTGGCGGCGTTACCGGATGCGCGGCTGTCGCGCCTGGAGCTGCTCTGTAAAAGCGGGGTGAAACCATGATCAGCGGCAATCTGGATTTTTCCGGCCTACTCGACATTTCGAAGGATTTGGAGCTGTTGAGCAAGGCCGAAAACCGCAACGTTTTACGTCAAGCGACGCGAGCGGGAGCAAACGTGCTCCGTGATGAAGTCAAAGCCCGAGCACCGAAGAAAACCGGCAAGCTGGCGCGTAATGTCGTTGCGGTGAACATGCGGGCCAAGGATGGCGAGGCGGTCGCCGGGGTGCATATTCGGGGCCGTAACCCTCGAACGGGCAACAGCGATAATTCGATGAAGGCCAGCAACCCGAAAAATGCTTTCTACTGGCGTTTTATCGAGGTAGGTACGTCGAAACTGGCCCCTGTCCCATTTATTCGGCCAGCATACGACGCCAAGGAAGCGGAGGCAGCAGCGGCGGTATTTGCTAAGGCCAACGAGGCGATCGACAAGGTACTTTCAAAATGACCGAAGCCGATCTCAACCCGTTGTTAAAACCTCTGGTGGGCGGCCAGGCTTACCCGTACGTCGTCAAACTGACGCCCGAAGGAGTGCCAGCGGTAAAGCCACCATGGATCGTCTACACCGTTCCCGATGAAAATCGGGGTGATGTGTTCTGCGGTACCGCCGAAACGGCCTTCATGGTGCAGATCGACGTGTACGCCAGCAGCATTGACGAGGCGAAAGCTCTACGTCAGCAGGCCGAGGCGGCGGTAACCGTGTTGTTACCCGCCGAAGTCCATCTATTTAGCGGCCACGAACCCGAGACCGGCCTTTTCCGCGCCTCATTCGAATTCAGGGTGTGGCGATAACCCAACCCCCTTACACAGCCGCTTACGAGCGGTTTTTTTATGTCTGGAGAAAACTCATGACAAGTAAGTATGAAAAAACAAAAGGCACGGTGATCAGCGTTTCCGCTGGTGAAGTCAGCGAAGCTAATCCGTCTGGCGTTGCCTGGCTTTCTGCATCGTGCAGTATGCGGGAGCTGAGTTTTACTGGTGGCCAAAAGTCGGATATCGAAATAACCACGTTCTGTTCTGAAGAGCAGGAGATGGTGAATGGCCTGAAAGCCCCGTCCGAAATGTCCATCAACAAGAACTGGAGCGCATACGATACCGCGCAGGACTCCTTGATGGAGGCTGATGAAACGGACACGCGCCGCGCTATCCGTATTATTTTTCCTTCGGGCAACGGCTTTGCCTACCTGGCCGAAGTTCGCCAAAACAGCTGGAGCGCTGCCACATCGGGCATTGTTACAGCATCATTCACCCTGCGCATCATAGGTAAGCCGGTACGGATTTACGCTGTAAACATTCCAGTGACTGGCGTCACCCTGGATAAAAGCACGCTTACCGTGCGATTAGGCGAAAGCTTCGTCCTGATCCCAACGATTGCTCCTGCGTCAGCGACTAACAAGGCTCTCACGTGGACATCATCCGCACCAGGCAACGCGATGATTAACGCATTTGGGGCGACTGGCAACGGCAATGCCGTAGGCGTTGGTACCTCAACAATCACCGTCAAGACCGCAGATGGCGCTAAAACCGCTACGTGTGTCGTGACCGTCACAGCGTAATAGGAGCATTAATCCATGACGGTAAAGAAATTAAACCTTAAGGCGCTGGCGTCGGCACCGATGGCGGGTTTTCGTACCAAGCTGGTTGAAGTCGCCGAGTGGGATGGGGCGAAAGTGATCCTGCGTGAACCCTCACCAGCAGGATGGGGCCAGTGGCGCGAGATTATGGAGCCTGAAGAACCCAAAGAGGGCGTAAAGGCGGTTGAGCTTTCCATTACGGAGCAGACGCAACGCAACATCCGCGCTGACGCTGTAATGTTTATTGATGTTCTGCTCGATGAAGATCAAAAGCCGGTATTTACCCGCGAAGAACTGGACGAGGTTGTGGGTTTTTACGGGCCGGTGCATTCGCGGCTGTTAAAGCAGGCAATGGCTTTGCAAACCTCGACGGAAGACGCTGAAAAAAAGTCAGAGAGCCAGAAACCTTCTTCTTGATGCAACTGGCTTTACGCCTGGGCAAAACCCTTGGCGAGCTTCAGCAGTCTATCAGCGTCAGTGAATTGCGCATGTGGATGGCCTTTGACCGGATAAGCCCGATCGGCGATGAGCGTAATGATTACCACGCTGCACAAATCACCGCTGCCGTTTTCAATGCCCAGCGAACCAAGGATCCATTGTCCATCGGGGATATGTTGATTCGCTGGAACGCAGAGGAAGACGCGGAAGAAGAGGATACTGCTGGGCTTGAGGCATTTTTAGAAAATCTGGCTAGTTAACACCCGCTGCGGCGGGTTTTTTATGGGTGAAATATGGCTTCTTTGCGTGAGTTAATCATTAAAATTTCGGCTAACTCCAGTTCCTTCCAAACGGAGATCGCCCGCGCATCACGCATGGGGGCCGATTATCACAGAACAATGACGCAGGGCAACCGCCAGGCGGCGAATGCGACCCGTCAGAGTCAACGAGCGCTTGCCGATCTGAATGGTCAACTGGCGACCGTTCGAGGTAGTGCATTGGCGATGGCTGGCGCGTTTGCCGGGGCATTCGCGACCGGAAACCTGATCGCGATGGCCGATAAATGGAACTCGCTCAATGCGCGGGTAAAACTGGCCACCACTTCAGCGGAAGATTTCAGTGCCGCGCAAGCCGGATTAATGCGGATCAGCCAGTACACCGGTTCAACGTTCGAATCTAACGCCGCTCTGTTTTCGCGAGCATCCAGTTCGCTACGTGAATATGGGTACACAACCAAAGATATCCTGTCACTGACCGATGCACTGGCCACTGGTCTGCAGGTGTCTGGGGCATCTGCTGACGAAACGGCATCGCTGATCACTCAGCTCTCCCAGGCGCTGGGGCGCGGTGTTCTCCGTGGGCAGGATTTTAACTCCGTTGCGCAGTCTGGCCAGCGGATCATGAAAGCGTTGGCGGATGGTCTTGGTGTTGCACAAAAAGACCTGAAAGGGTTGGCTGACGCTGGCGAACTGACAACGCCGAAGATCGTACCAGCACTGATCAGCCAGCTCGGGCAATTGCGTAAAGAATTCGACACGATGCCTAACAGCGTTAGCGCGGCGTCCAACCGCGTTATGAACGCCTTCCAGCAGTGGGGGGGCGGTCAGAACCAGGCGGCGGGTATAACAACATCACTTGCCGGTGTTATGGATGGGCTTGCAGGTAATATCGATAATGTGGCCACTGGTCTGGGTGTGCTTGTCGGGATCGGCGCGGTGCGTTACTTCGGTAATCTGGCCTTGGGTGTGCAAACAGCCACAGGACGGATGCTGGCGGCATATCGCACAGAGGTAGCTGTTGCTGCCGCCCAGGTTGAAGGTACAAAAGCAGCTACTGCCGCAGCTCGAGCCACGCTTTACCGTGCTCAGCAGGCAAGGGCTGCGGCGGTGGGGATCGAGGCGCAAATCATTGCAGAAAGGCAGCTTGCTGTTGCACAGGGCCAGTTAGCAGCAAGCATCACGGCCCGCACGACGGCTCAAAGTGGTCTCAACGCCGTAACATCCCTGGGAACAAGGCTCGGCAGCGGGCTATTAAGTGCCGTCGGCGGGATCCCTGGGATTGTGCTAGGGATTGGTGCTGCCTGGTACTACACGCATGAAAAAAACGAGCAGGCTAGGAAAACAGCGCTGGCATACGGTAATACTGTCGAGCAAGTTCGCCAACAGATGTCCGGTATGTCGATCGCCGGGCTGCAATCAACAGCTGTAGATGCTGGTAAATCTATCTCGGCTCAGCGGTCGGAGATCGCGAAAACAGAAGAGGAAATCCGCAAGCTAAAAGACAGTTTGTCAGCCCTGAAAAAGATGGAGGCAGATGCAAAAGAAAGCCCGTGGATGAGCCGCATTAATACGCTAATGTCTCTCAATGAGATACAGGAGGAGATCACAGAGGCTCAGGGGCGCTTAAGCAAAAAGAACTATGAGCTTGAACAACAAACAGAAAAACTCCGCAGTACAGAATCACTCCGCACGCAAGCCCTGGATGAATCGATAAATAAGACTGCTGCTCTGGCTGGTGCTGTTGGCGGTCTGGCGGAAATGTATGCACAGCTTAACAAGGTGACAGGGCTTTCTAACTCGGCTGCGGCTCCAAAATTCGCAGGGTTGGATCTTCCGAAGCTTGACGAAAAGCAGCGGGCAGCAATGATAAAAGTCCAGCGAGAAAAGGCACTTGCAGGACTAAAGGGGATAGCAAAGGCCGAGCAACAGGCTATTTATGAGGCTAATGATCTAAAGCTCCCTCCTGGTCATTATGAGGCTTATGTTGCGGGTAAAGTTGCTGCTGAGAGAACAACTGAGAGCCTCACAGCAGCGACCAAAGCCCAGCAAAAAGCGGAACAAGACGCCGCGTCCGCAGGTAAGAAATCTGCAAGCGTTGCGGCTGATTATCAACAGAAAATCGCCAATCTCAACAAAGAGATCCAGATTGAAGGCGTACGGCTGAAAGAGGGCGATGCGGCAGCAGCTTTATTCTCCGCGTCACTGGAGGCCGGTACAAAGTGGACTAACGAACAGCGGGCAGGCTTAGAGCACCTTAACAAGACTCTGGCCGAGGCAAAACAGCGCTGGGAAGATCACAACGCGGCTATTTCTTCCGATCCCTACCGCCAGGCTGCGGACGTGCAGAAAAAGGCTAACGAGCAGCTACAGCGCCAACTTGCTGACGGCGAAATCAAAAGCGCCGAGGAACTTTCCCGCCGTAAACAGGATATCAACACAGCCTACTTGCAGGCGAAGGCCGAGGCCGATCAGCGTTACGCTGTTTCCGGTACCGCCGAACTGGCCGGTAATGTCGATCCTATCCAGAACCTCGAAAACCAACTGGCCAAACGTCACGCCCTGATCGAGAGTTATGCCACGGCAGGAGTAGTCTCGCAAAGCCGCGCCAATCAACTCATCGTTGCGGCAGATCGTGAGGCGATGCAAGAGCGTTACCAGGCATCACTACAACTGTATGCCAGCCAAGGCGATATGCAGAAGATGGCCGTCGATATGTTCCAGGCCACCACCGAACGGGCAAGCAATATGCTTACCGGTCTGCTGACAGGTACCCAGACGTTCAAGGAGGGGGTAACTAACCTCTTCGCTTCCCTGACTCAATCCATCGTTCAAAACCTTATCGATATGGCCGCGCAAGCGCTGGTTACCAGCTCCATCATGCAGACCATTGTCGGTGGGCTTGCTGGTGGCATTGGTGGGGCGGCATCCGGGGTTAGTGGCGCAGCAGGATCGGCAAGCACTGGCGCGATGGGGTTGAGCACCAACTTTGCAGCGTATGACCTCGGCGGTTACACCGGTGCGGGTGGAAAATACGAAGAGGCTGGTATTGTGCACCGTGGCGAATTCGTGATGACAAAGGAAGCCACTGAGCGGATCGGCGTAGAGAATCTTTACGGCATGATGCGTGGCTATGCAACGGGCGGGTTGGTTTCTCCTTCATCGGTTGCTGGTGGCTCGTTGGGAGTTCGGCCCACTACCGCCAGTCAGCCTATCGGTTATGGGGTTGGCGGTGGTACCGGTGGAAATGTTTACGTAACGATTAACGAAAACGGCTCTACATCGGTCTCTGGCGGTGGGGAGAGCGAGAGCTTTGCGCGTGAGTTTTTGGCAATTATTCAGAGGGAATACGTCAAACTGCGCAATAAGGATCTGAGCCAGGGTGGGGCAATCAATAGCGCAATAAGAGGAGGCAGATAATGGCGCTGGAAACGTTCACCTATGCCGCCAGGGTAAACCCGACCGGTGATCACTCCTTTCGTGTACGTGAAGTGCAATTCGGCGATGGCTATAAACAGCAGGTGGGTGATGGGCTGAATGCTGAACTCCAAAGCTGGTCATTAACATTTGTCGGCAACTTGAAGCGTACTTTCGAGATACGGAGTTTTTTCAAACGTCATGCCGGTTATAAGTCCTTTAAATGGGTGACGCCTAATTTTGAATTGGGGCTGTTCACTTGCAAAACGTATCAGGTAACCGCACTGGGTAAGAATGACCGAGGCGATCAGATGTACCAGCTTGCGGCCACGTTCGAGACCGCCTTCCGACCATAATAGGTAAAACCATGTCTATCAATGCTGATCACCAGGTGCTTGAGCCTGGGAGTAAAATCCGCCTGTTCGAAGTGGACGGCAGTCAATTTAGCGGGCCGGAGTTGTATTTTCACAGCCACCCGATCCCCTTTACACCTGCAGAACTGGAAAAGGCCGGTGATGATCCGGCCAAACTACCGGCAAAATCCATCTGGTTCGGTGGGCGGGAGTATAAGCCGTGGCCTGTAGAAATTGAGGGGCTGGAAGTCACCAGCGACGGAACCGCGCCGAGTCCTACGTTGTCAGTGGGTAACATCGATGGCACGGTAGGCTCAATGTGCCTGGCATACCAAAATCTGGCGATGTTCAAGGTCACGATCCGCGACACCTACGCCCATTACCTCGATGCCCGAAACTTTCCAGAGGGCAACCCGCAGGCCGACGCGACACAGCAAAAGGTTGATGTGTGGTATATCGACCGCAAGATCAGCGGCAACAATACCGGCATCCAGTTCGCGCTGTCCTCGCCAGCCGACCTGCAGGGCATCATGATCCCCACCCGGCAAATCCATAGCCTCTGTACCTGGTGCATCCGAGGGCAGTATCGCGGCGCGTCGTGCGGGTACACCGGTACCAAGTATTTTGACGCTGACGGAAAGCCGGTTAGCGATCCTTCCAAAGATGTTTGCTCTGGTCTGTTGTCCACCGGCTGCGAACCGCGCTGGGGTAAGGGTAATCCGCTGCCGTTCGGCGGTTTCCCTGGCTCCGCATTGCTGAAGAGGTAACCATGAGAAAGCATATTGTCAGTGCTGTTATGGCGCATGCCGAAGAAGCCTATCCGGCAGAGTGTTGCGGGCTGGTGGTGCAGATCGGCAAACGTCAGCAATACCTGCGTTGCAGGAATACTGCCCCAGAGCCTACCGAACAATTCAGCATGCACCCGGAGGACTACGCAGCAGCAGAGGATGTCGGGGATATCGTCGCTATCGTTCACAGCCACCCGGACGCTACCACGCAGCCGAGCCAGCTCGACCAGGCGCAATGTGACCTGTCACAACTGCCCTGGGTGATTGCCAGTTGGCCAGAAGGGGATATTAGAACGATCATACCCACCGAGGGTGTTAAGCCGCTGCTGGGGCGTCCGTTTGTCCACGGCATCTGGGACTGTTACGCCATTGTGCGTGATTGGTACCGGCTGGAGAGCGGTATCGATCTCCCTAACTTTGAGCGGTCGGATGGCTGGTGGGAGCGCGGTGAAAACCTCTACATGCAGCACTATGCCGAGGCCGGTTTTATACCGGTAACCGGTGACCTGCAGGTGGGTGACGTAATCATTATGCAGGTGCGGGCCGACGAACCGAACCATGCCGGTGTTTATCTCGGTGACGGGGTGATGCTCCACCACATGTATGGGCAACTTAGTAAATATGTTCCGTATGATGGCTATTGGCAGGATCGGATGATAATCAAACTTCGATATAAACAGGGCGAGGAGTGATCTTCTTGTTAAATGTGATAAAGTATTACAGATTTTTTATATTTAAGGATAGGGATATGAAAAGAATCAAGCTGGCTTGTTTCCTGTTGTTGGCCCCCATGGCTGTTTTTGCTGATGACTGCATAGGGGATGCCGATTACCAAGTGTGCACTAAATCACAAAAGCAATCTAACGGCGATGAAACTATATCTTCATATGATACCGAAGGTAATAACTACTCTATCACGTCAGGCTCGAGGGAAAACTCGGATGGTTCAACCGAGGTGTTTTCCTCAGACAGTGAAGGTAATCAGTATGCGATAAAGAGTTGGTGTGATTCAAAAGGATGCCACTCTACGGATAGCGATGGAAATACATGTACCATAACAAATCTTGGTGAGACTATTGGATGCTGAATGAGATGAAAAAAATAATATTTTTATTTGTATTTTTCTTTCTTGCTATATCAATATTTATTTTTAATAAAATAACAATATTTAGCGTTCAGCCAATAGGTGCTCTTCCTGATGGTATAACGATTGTAATGTGGCGTAAAAATGACATGAGACTATTTGATAGTCCGGATGGAATATGCTTGAGACGAGTCGGGCATGTTAGTATTCTATGTAGGAGTCAGACGATGATAGAATCTGTAGATAAGGATAATATCATAATGAGGCTGGATTTTATTGAACAAGCTTATTTGTTTTCAACCGATGGTAAAAAGTTCGAGCGATAACTTATCCGTGCTTTTAGTGTCATTTCAAACCCTCTTTTGAGGGTTTTTTTATTGGAGTAAATATGAATGCTATATTACAAGACTATCGAATGGTCAGACTCTACGGCGTTCTTGGTTCAACATTTGGCCGAGTTCACGAACTGGTTGTATCCACGCCGCAAGAGGCAATCAAGGCGCTATCCGTAACCATTCCAGGCTTTGAGCGATTCTTACAGACAGCAAAGGAAAGGGGGCTGACATTCTCTATTTTTGTAGGGAAAAACAATATCGGAAAAGATGAACTGGAATTTTCCGGTAGTGATGATATCCGCATTGCGCCAATTATTATCGGCAGTAAAAAGGGGGGGCTTTTTCAGACTATTTTGGGAGCAGTTTTGGTTACCGTTGGCGCACTTAACTGGGCTACTCCATGGGGGACTTCGCTAGTAATGGCAGGAGCTTCAATGATGCTTGGCGGTGTGGTCCAGATGCTTTCCCCGATGCAAGGCGGCCTGGCTCGACGTGAAAGCCCAGATAACAAACCGAGCTATGCCTTTGGCGGGCCGGTGAACACGATCGCCCAGGGAAATCCCGTCCCGATTCTCTACGGCAAGCGCCGGATCGGTGGTGCCATCATCTCAGCGGGGATCTTCGCTGAAGACCAGCAGTAAACAACCCGCACCCCTCAATGGCCAGCCTAGAGCTGGTTTTTTTACGCCTGGAGAAAATCAATGTCTATGATAGAAGGCCGCAAGGGTGGCGGCGGTGAGGCGCACACGCCTGTAGAATCCCCTGACTCCCTGCAATCCACCTCTCATGCCAAAATCCTGTTAGCGTTAGCTGAGGGTGAATTGGCCGGTGGCTTGGACGGTAAAAATATCTTTCTTGATGGCACCCCGATCATCGGCCCAGATGGCTCTGAAAACTTTCCTGGTGTGAAATGGGAGTTTCGTCCAGGGACTCCGGATCAGGACTACATCCCCGGAATGCCCGACGTGGAAAACGAGATAACCGTCTCTACAGAGCTAACAAGTGTTAATCCGTGGGTTCGGTCGCTGACCAATACCCAGCTTTCCGCTGTTCGTGTGCGCTTTTCGTGGCAGCAACTTCAGCAGCAGGAGGATAACGGCGACGTGAACGGTTACCGCATCGAGTATGCGCTCGACGTTGCTACTGATGGCGGTGCTTACCGTGAAGTGCTGAAAACGGCTGTTGATGGCAAAACCACGACAAAATATGAGCGCAGCCACCGCATTAATCTACCGAAGGCCACCACCGGATGGCAGGTGCGGGTGCGCCGGCTAACGCCAAACAGCACCAGTAACCGGGTAGCGGATAAAATGGTTATTGAGTCGATTACTGAGTTGATCGACGTGAAACTCCGGTACCCAGAAACTGCGCTGCTATTCGTCCAGTTCGACGCTAAACAGTTCCAGAATATCCCACAGGTTTCATGTGAACCAAAGGGCAGCGTGATCCGCATCCCCACAACCTACGACCCGATCGCCAGAACCTATACAGGTACGTGGAACGGCAGCTTTAAATGGGCCTGGACGAATAACCCCGCCTGGGTGTTTTACGATCTGCTCATCAACGACCGTTACAGCATCGGCAGCCGTGTGAAAGCCGAGAACCTGGCGCTCACTAAGTGGGATTTGTACGCCATTGCGCAGTATTGCGATCAGCTGGTACCCGATGGTCGTGGCGGCAGCGGTACAGAGCCGCGTTTCCTCTGTGATGCCTACATTCAGTCGCAGGAAGAAGCCTGGACGGTGCTCCGCGACTTCGCGAACATCTTTCGTGGTATGACGTACTGGGCAAATAACAGCATGAATGCGTTGGCAGATATGCCCCGCGATGTGGACTACATCTATACCCGCGCCAACGTCAAAGATGGGCTGTTTACGGACAGTAGCGCCAGCGAGAAGACGCATTATAGCGTTGCCATGGTGAGCTGGAGCGACCCGGCAAACGGTTATCAGGACTCTGTAGAACCCGTCTTTGATAACGGGCTTATCCGTCGTTACCTGGTCAAACAGGCTGATCTGACTGCTATCGGCTGCACCCGTCAGACCGAGGCAATCCGGCGCGGCAAGTGGCTACTGCTGACCAACGATAAAGACCGGGTGATCTCCTTCACCGTGGGCACGGATGGCAATATCCCGCTACCAGGCTGGATCATCGGTGTCGCAGATGAAGCGATGGCAGGTCGCCCGCTCGGTGGCCGTATCAGTACGGTGTCTGGCCGTAACCTCACGTTGGATCGTGTATCGTCAGCAAAAGTTGGTGAGCGTCTTATCGTTAACCTGCCCAGCGGCAAATCACAGGCCCGCACGATCAGCGCCGTGAGCGGTAAGGTAGTGACTGTCTCGACCAACTACAGCGAGCCGCCAGCGGCAGAATGCGCGTGGGCTGTTGATGCATCCGATCTGGCTATTCAACAATTCCGTGTTACGAGCATCACTGAAAACGATGACGGCGTTTCATTCGATATCACCGCCATTGAGCACGATCCGGACAAATATGCTCGTATCGATACCGGCGCACGTATCGAAGACCGACCGATCAGCGTCATTCCTCCAGGTGTCCAGTCACCACCGGCCAACGTCCGGATCAGGGAGAACTCCGCAACCATCCAGGGCTTAGCCGTGGCCACGCTCTATGTGACTTGGGACAGAGCCGAGAGCGCTATTGCGTACGAAACGGAATGGCGCAGGGATAACGGCAACTGGATCCCCGGCCCGCGTGTTTCAACGCTGGGTTTCGAAGTGCAGGGCATTTATGCTGGTCGGTACCAGGCACGTGTCCGTGCAATAAACCCGGCAGAGATTTCCAGTGTGTGGGCTAACGCGCCGGAAATGGTCTTAAAGGGCAAAATCGGAGAGCCGCCAGCTCTGGCCAGCTTTACCACGGTTGGCCAGGTGTTTGGCATTGTGCTGAATTGGGCGTTCCCAAATGGCGCGGAGGACACGCAAAGGACGGAGATCTGGTATAGCCGCCAATCGAACGGCAGCGACAAAATGCACCTGGGCGATTACGCCTACCCACAGCGCAGCCACACAATGACCGGGCTGGCCGCTGGCGTTCAGTTCTGGTTCCAGGCTCGTCTTGTTGACCGCCTGGGCAACGCTGGGCCATGGACCGCGTGGACGCAAGGCACATCAAGCAGCGATGCTAGTGACGTGCTGGACTATCTTACAGGCCAGATAACAGAAACACAGCTCGGCAAGGACTTACTGGGGCCGATCGAGGACGCAAGCAAGCTGCAGGACATGTGGTCTGTCAAAGTCAGTAAAACGCAAGATGGCAAGCTATACACGGCAGGGATCGGTGTTGGTGTAGAAAACACACCTACCGGCATGCAGAGCCAAGTGCTAATGCTCGCTGATCGGTTCGCATTCTTAAACATGACGAATGGGGTTGTATCCACGCCATTTGCAATAGATGGCGGGCAAACCTTTATAAATTCGGCATTCATCAAAAACGGTTCGATTACCAATGCGAAGATTGGTGATTATATTCAATCTGACAACTTCAACACGGAGGGGACAGTTGGCTGGGCAGTAAATAAATACGGCGGCGCTATTTTTAATAGCGTAACAATTCGTGGACACGTTGAGGCGCAGAGTGGTTACTTCAAAGGGGACATTTACGCTGATAATGGTTACTTCTCTGGTGAGATTCGCGGCGCTAACGGTTACTTTGAGGGGGAGGTAAGGGCAAATAAGATTACCGGTGATGTTGTTTCTGTGGCGTTGGGTAATTACTCTGTAAATGACAGAGCACACACTCTTTTTAATAAAAAATTAGTAGAGTCCATGCCATTTGATCGCTGGTTTATTTATGGCCCTGCAACTGTAAGCTTATATGCTCCTGAGGGCCAGGCAAATGCCGGTGTGACAGTAATGGTTTACAGAGACGATGTCGCGATTCAAGGTCAAGGATTTAATTTATCTTCAAACTTGGGCAGCGGAGGAAAATCATGCATAGGAACATTGTTTTCCGCACCCATATTAATACCCGCAAATACGACGCCGCGAATGAGAGTTGAACTTAAAACAACAGGAACGAGTGGTACGGTATCAGCAATTAACGGGATTGCTATGGTGTTTAATGCTTCTGGTAGATGGCAATAAGGAATTGATGTGAAATATTTTATACTGATTTTAATGATTACTCTAGCTGGATGTAACTCTGTACGTCATGAGCGTTTACCATTTTGCTATGAATTATGGATTGGTGATGCACTGCCCGGTAAAAACTGCATAGGTTCCGGCGGTCATCAGTAAATTACCTGTTAAATAATAATTCAATCCCGCTCAAGTAGCGGGTTTTTTATTGGAGAGTAAAAATATGGCAGTAATTAGCGGTGTATTAAAAGGCCCGATGGGTGATGCGCTGGAAGGCGTTGTAATCGAGTTACGTGCATTAAGAACCTCGGCCACAGTAATCACTCAAGAACGCTCCAGCTCAGTAACGAATGCTACAGGGCGTTACTCGTTAACTGTCGAGCCAGGTGATTACAGTGTTTTCATTAGCGCATTTGGCCGCACACCCGAAAATCGCGGCAGTATCTCTGTTAAATTAAACTCAGCGACAGGGACGCTAAATGATTTCCTTCTCATCCCTGGTGAGAGCGACCTTAACCCTGAAATTGTAGCAACTGTAGACCGCATGCGGGCAGACGCTGCGGCATCAGCGGCAACAGCGAAGACCAATGCTGATATTGCTGTAGCAGCGGTAAATGACACACTGAATAAAACTATCTTAACTCCGCAGAATGTTGCTGGCTTAGTATCTTTTAAAGGTGGGTTAATCTCATATGGCGATCAAATTTTACAGGCGACTAATGCGACTGCCGTTTTGCTACGAATTCGGGACATGGCAGGGCTAGAAAAATCTGCAATTTATTGCCAGACCGATACGGGGGTTATTAATTATCGCTGGGGTGGGCAGGCATACACAATGCAAGGCCGCGCCGATGGATTCATGACTGTTCCAAAAGGGCATATTTTTTCTACAGCTTTAGCGACTCCTGCGGCAGTAGTTGAAGCTGTGACAGCTTCGGGGGGGATAAATAATGCCCCATTTAATTTCCGGGGGGCTGATGCATCAAGTTTTGACAATCCAAATAATTACAGTATCGGAACATGGAATGGGTTCTCAGTTGTGCCCACAATGGCAACGGGTTTAGGTTCGGGAGTAGAGCAAGGGAAACCAGTCTTCTTTGTAAATGCCAGGGCAGGTACGGCTCATGCACTGAATAACATTTATGTTGGCTCTACAGCGGTTCTGAAGGTTGGAGATAGCGGGCTTGGTTCGAGTACCCCCGTTACTTATTCAGATGCAAATACACTTGGGGTCAATCAGTTCATAAAGCTTGCGCCAGGTACCCCTAACATGCCCACCCCCACTACCGCAGCATGGGCCGGTATCACATGGGGTTATGATGGCGGCTCGAGGTGTCAAATTTTGAGCCAACAGGGTCAGAATCTAAATAACCTGGTCTTTCGTGTAAGTGCGCCGGGCGGTGTGTGGTCAAACTTTGCTACGCTATGGCACAGCACAAACACCACAGTAGATGCTAATGGCTTTATCAAAAAGGCCAGCCCAATCGTTAAGCTCTTCACTGATGGCAGTAGTGAACTCAATGAACAGAGTCAGGGCGTAACAACTGAGCGGGTTTCCGAAGGCGTCTATCGTATCTCTGGCACTCTCGGCTTTAATGCTGATGCAGAGTGGGGCGGGGTGGATGGCGGTATCGAAATCCCGACTGACCGCAACAAGCTTCCTCTAGTCTGGGTTGATTACGAAGTTGATGAAACCGGCGACCTGCTGATCAAGACGTTCCACCGAGTTAACTCTACAGCGCCGAAGTTCGCCCAGAACGTTAAGACCGGATACAAGGAAGGTCAGCCGATCGACATCCCCGCTGGCCGCTGGATTGATCTGCGTGTCGAGATGCCTGGTGGCGATGAGCCAGAGTATGAACCGGTACTGGAGGACGAAGTGCCGGAAGTAACTCCAGAGGTAGCGGAGCCGGGGAACGGCGAAGAACCCAAAGGAGTGATAGCAGCGCCGGGAGAAATCCCGGCTAGCAGTTTCTGAGTTATAGACTACGCTTACTAACGCAGTCTAATTGTCATTTAAATCAAAGGAATTGTTATGATTAAGAAAACGTTAGTAATGTCTGTCTTTGCTCTGGGTATGATCTCTTTCGCTTCAGTTGCTGCTGATGCTACAGCTATGGCGCATGAAGACGCAGCGGTTAAGCATGAAACCGCCGCTAAGCACCATAAGAAGGCAGCTAAGCATCATAAAGAAGGAAAGCACGAAGAGGCCAAGAAAGAGTCAGCGATGGCCACTGAAAGCTCTAAATCAGCTCATGAAAAAACCATGGCTGCTGATGCAGAAAGTGCCAAGAAGTAAATTTTAATGGCGCTGCCTCTATTTCGGTTTTGTAATGTGCGCTGATATTTTATTGCCGATATGGGGGTAGCGCCCAGCACTCAATAGCTACCAGTCAATTCCACTAAAAGTCACGCTCGGGGCCATGCATAATTAGAATTAATGCCATGCCCACCAAGTGATTATGTTGAAAGCTGCAGCCGATATCAGAAGAACTACTGCGATTAAAATATCGGTGTCTATGTCTGGCTTCAAGCGGAAATCCTTCCGTGGTGGAATCAAGTTATGAAGCATAGTCACGATCCACGAATTTGCAATTTTCACGGCTGGAACCAATCTTCAGCACTTTCCCATGTCTCCTGCAATATTTCCTCGATCGCCTCTCTATCAGCAGGTGTTCCATTGCGCAGCGATAGCCCATCCATGCCACCCATCCGAACGGTTGCCACCACATCAGAAAATTTACGCTGCAGTCGATTGTTCAACTCGACGGCCAGCGCAGCAGCGGCCCCCTCCGGCAGTTTCTTTTTCTTATCGATAGTCACTTCAACATGCAGCATGGTTTTATCCTCAATCTACAAGATGGATTGCGTTATGCTCAATGCCCGCCTCGATGTAATCGACACGTTTCTGTAGTTCACTGATAAGGGCTTTTGCGACATCCAGGCGGATCATTACCTGCTGATCAGGGAAGTCGCTCGCGTGACTGGGGAAGATGGCGGTCATCGTGTCGGTGAAGGATGAGCGTAACAGGACAAACTTACCATAGGCGCTATGCTCCACCTCAAAGTCAGTTAACAGCCGCATACCCTGTAGTTCGTTTTGTTGTTTCATGCTTTGCACTCACAAATCAATACACTGTTTATTTGTACAGTCAAATCTCTAACTTTTCAACTTGGATTTTTGCAAAGTGTCAAATTTTTCGTGTAGCGACTTCGGGTACAGCGCAGTATAGACCTGCCACAGTGTGTTGAGATTTTTATGCCCGGTCACCTGGGCAACTTCCTCGATACTAAAACCCGCCTCAAACAGTCGGCTGGCTCCCTCCCGGCGCAGATCGTGATAACGGAGGTCCTCAATCCCTAAGCTCTTTCTAACTTTATAAAATGAAACGCTTATTGATTTTGAGTTATATGGAAAAATATATTCAGAGGTTTTAGGCTGTCGAGCCACGATCTCCCACGCCTCTCCCAGTAGTGGGACGGCCATGTGGTTACCTACCTTTTTGCGCGGATCTTTCCGGTCACGAACGAGTACCGACCTTTGCTCGTTATCCACATCATCCCATCGGATTTTGCAAACCTCACCGACCCTCATGCACGACAGTATGGAGAAATTAAAAATATCGGTGAACGGTATCCGAGATTGCGTGTACCCCTCTCTTTTAGCAAGCGCCTCAGTAATGCGTTCTATTTCATCCGCCTCAGGCCTGCGGGTGCGACGTTGCGACTTTGAAATTAGCCCCATATTGTTGAGCATTGGCCGCGCAGTGCTGACTGGGTTATCTGTGTACTCGATCCCATAGATTGGTTTTGCAGACGAAAGAACGGTGCCGAGATAGCTTAAATCGTGAGATATCGTGGCTGGACTCAAGCCCTTTGAGGCGCGGTATCTGCAATGTTCGATGATATCGCTAGATTGGAGGCTTGATAGGGGAATCGACGCTATATCGCAACTGAGTAGGGTGTTGAGAACGAATAGCTTGTCTTTCCCAGACCGCTGGCCGGTGCCTGGATCAGCTAGATATTTTTGAATGAGTTCGCCCACGGTCATATTTACCGAGCCATTTTCATTCGGCACCCCATTTTTTTCTATCTCAGCAACGCGATTTGTTCCCCACGTTTTAGCCAGTGACTGTTTGCTAAAGGTGCGGTTCTCCCTGTACAGGTATTTGCCTTTCTCTTTGACGCCAACAGTGCAGCGGTACCGGGCGGTGCCGTCTGCTTTGAGCCTTTTTTCAATGCTATAGTAAGCCAT